CACCTTTGCCGAATCGCCAGCCGAGGCGGTGGTTATCAAGCAAGCCGCGCCTTTGGTCATGGCCATTCGCCGCGACGAACGCGGGCAAATCATTAACGGCAATTTTCCCATGCGTGAAGCATCTGGTCCGGTGAAGTTGCCGCCAATCCCGCCGCGCAAAGGTGGCGCACTGGCAACCATGCTCGAGGCGGGGGAAAAATTGGCCGCTCTGATGATGACTAAACCTGTGCCGGCATTCATCGGCGCGGAAATCTGAAACCGACGAAACTTTAACCACTGCTTTTTATGACTACTGAAATTTTCGGAAAACCGATTTTTACTTATAGCCGCGCCCAGGCGATTGAAGATGGTTTTTTGGTGGATATTTCCAAGGCTGTCACGCCCTGCCCGTTCAAATACCCGGTGGCAATGACGCGCACAGCCTATGAATCCACCCTTGGCGCCGGTGGCTTTTGGGATGAAAAACCGGATGGCACGGCGGATTTGATTCTGCCCGGCGGTCAGGATTGCTCGGGCCGCGCTTGGGACGTTTTCCAAATGCTGCTGGCTACCATGCGTAACCCGCGACTTGATCCGCTGCAAATGCGGAACAGTGACAACACGCGCGTTTATTTCAGCGTGTTGATTGATACGCACGACAACGGGCGCAAAACGCGCGTAGAATTGAAAAGCATATGCGGACCGGGCGACGATGCGGCGCCGGTCATCACCATTCTTTTGCGGGGGGAAGATTAACCAATAAAATGAAAGAAATTCTATGAATAAAACACCACATACTCCCGGACCTTGGAAATCAGAAGATGCAAAAACACCACATGGTCGGCCGGTAATACAAAAGGAAATCGTCGCTGGCATTCGACACATTGCCGATGTCCGGCTTTACGAGGACGCGGATTTAGCCAATGCGCGATTGATTGCCGCCGCGCCAGAATTGCTTTCCGCTCTTGAAACAATTGTTCGCAAATCATATCTGCGACCGGGAAAGCATGAGGATTGCCAGATTCACCCCGCATTGATTGCTGACGCCCGTGCCGCCATCGCCAAAGCGAAAGGAAATCTGTGAAAACATTAAAAACTTTTCGTTGTCTTTTCATGTTTGGAAATGCTCAATGCGCAGATGAATCAGTTCAATGTGATTCCAAGACTGCCGCCGAAAAATGGGGACGCCAAACAGCCAAGCAACGAGGATGGCGCTTTTTGGAAGCTCGCCAGGGGGAGGCCGCATGAAATCCATAACCCTATTTTATCGCAATCTAGCCGAGAATGCCGACAAGGTTTATCAAGCCGAGATCGTCCCTAGCGCGGGGGGATTTGAAGTCGTTTGCCGATATGGCAAGCGGGGGGCAAAGCTGTCCTACGTTACCAAGACACGCCAGCCAGTGCCATTGGATGAAGCGCAAAAGATTTTCACTGGGCTTATCCGTGAGAAAACCGCGAAGGGTTACACCGATGACGCGGGGGGAATCCCTTTTAACGGGGACACGGTGAAACTTGGGGAAATTTTACCCCATCCCCGCAAAACACTTGTGACGTTAGCCGAGGCGCGCGAGTGGTCAACGTCTCAATTCCTCATTCAGCGCAAGCTGGACGGCAGCTTGGCTCGTCGGGAAGTCGCGGGGGCTGTCTTGCTTGGGGAACTGGTCACGGCGCGCTCTGGCGCGTTCCTGACGCCGGCTGATAGGGCTTTAATCGCCAAGCATGGCTCGTTTTTTGCCGCCTTTACCGTCGAATCGGTGCATGGGGAAAAAATGCTCACCAAATCCACGCGGGAACGCTGGGGGATCCTATGCAGTTTCGCTCCATACTTCCCGGCGGATGTCGTCCTGGTTGAATCCGCAACCGTGCCGGACATGCTGACGGGGGAAGAAGGCTACGTCGCGCACAAATGGTCGGATGGCTGGGGGGAAATGTTATGCCACAAAGCCGAGGACATTTTCACCTGCCGCGTGACCGCTACGGGAGGGACGCAAGCCGCGCAAATCTGCGATGCCGCCACCGGCCAGGCACGCGGGGCTTGCAAGTTCGGCGGTGGAGCCATTGATCGCGTGCGGATTGGATCGGTCGTGCGGATCGCTGGCATGGGGCTTACCGACGCGGGGAAAATCAGACAGCCAACCTTGTGCCGGGAATGGCTGGTTAAATTCTAAAATTATGAATCCAAACGATACAAGGGTGCTTTACGCTCTAAAAACGGATTTGGCAGCTTCACTACGCCTGCGTCAGACATCTTTTCGATGCTGCGGCTTGAATGAACTTGATTCTGCCACGCGCTCGCCGTCGGAATTTTTCTGGCGCGAATATGCGGCAGTCGAGCAGTTCATCGCCGAAAACTTTTGCGGTTGCGATAAGACGTTTAACCCGCAAATTTGAACCACCTATTGAAACTGACTCGACTAAAACCCGGTAAAATGTCCAGACTCAGCCGCAAGAAAAAATCCACTATATGAAAACTGCCAACCAAGTCCGCGAATATGTCCGTCGCCGGTCCTTGATCGAGCGGGGAAAATATGTAGCCAGCCAAGTCGCGTTTTATCCCGACCAAGCGCATCCTGATTTGCGGCCAATCCTGGCGCGTGAACGGGAATTGCTGTTAATCGAAATTTTGAACGCTTTCGACACGCCTCATAAAACCAAGTTGAAAATACCGAAGGGGAAAATCCATGAATGACAAGCCTGCCGCGCGTGGGGAACCTTTCCCGCAACATTACGCCCTTAAATGGCCGGAGCCAATCCCGCTTTGGAAGTGGGCCGCGCGTAACTCCCGCCGCGCCGATGGCAAGCCGCTGGCGATGGTGGATTTTTTCAAGCGGTCGGTGCGCGGGGATGACAGGAAGCCGGGGGAAACCCATGAATCATTTGTGCGCCGGTCGCTCTTTGAAGCCTTGCGCGAACTGGTGATTAGTCGGCAGCGTGCGGGGGGAACTGTGCCCGAGTGGGTGTCGGAACATCTTGCCAACGAAATCGCCCAAGGTGAAAATTCAAGGCGTGTGTCGTGACTGATTCGTGTAAACATGGCAGTCCTGCAACCACGCAACATCAGTCCTAAAGAGCCACACGCTACCCTTCATTAGACTTGCGGACTCTGGCCAAAACAAAAACCTCTGCCGTGAAACCAAACACGGCAGAGGCCAATGAAACCGCCCAACTCCAAACCAAATTTAAGAAGCGCCTTTTTTGGCATTCACAGCCGCCGCGATCATGGCCGGCAATGCTGCCAAGACTTCGGAAATGCTTGGTTCTTCGGCCGCTTTTGCCGCTTTCGCATCCGATTCGGCAAGCTTGTTGTCGGCTTCGACTTCCGCATTGATCCGCTTTACCGTGGCTTCGCTCGCTTCGGCGATCTTGCCAGAGACAACCAAGTGAGCCACAAGCTCCTTTTCGGACGGTGAAAGCTGGGCGTATTCTGTCGCGCTGCCAATGTTGAACACGGCGCCTTTGTGGATATGTGCCTTGCATTCCTTGCCGCCAACCAAGAGATGCTTTTGGCCGTCACCCAGGACGATCGGATTGCCTTGGGGATTCGGAAAATCAGTGGTGCAGATATATTTCATGGATTTTTCAGTTATTGGTTGATTTTTAGGCTGACGATTAATATTGCGGCGTTGAAAATCCAGTCTGACCAGTCAGGACTGCGCCAACCGTGAGGTTAGTAGCCGCGCCGCTCGGCAGCACAATCAAGCGCAAGTAGCGAGGGACATCGTTGACGTTGAACCCAAGCGTGACTAGACCATTGTTTGGACCCGGAATGGATACGCCGGTTGCCGTGATGTTGTTGGTCGGCAAAGCTTTTGCCAGATAGGGCGTTGCATAGCCGCCCAAAGCCACGTTCGGATAAGTCACCGTGCCAGGAACATAAAAGATATTCGTGGCAATCAGGTTGGTGCTGCCGTAAATCAGATTCGTGTAATTGAGCGTGAGAGACGATGCCAGCGCCGCCGTTGTAATGGCGGTAATGTTGGTCTGATCGGCGGAACCTTGGATGATAAAGGTCGCTGCCGAGTTGCCGACATTGGTTACGGCCATCACATCGATTTTGACCGTGCCATAAAACACACGCATATCGACCCAGTTGTTGGTGCCGCTGGTGTAAGCCGAACCACCGCTATACAGGGTCGGGGTGGCAAGTTGCAGCGTGCGGACCGCTTGGAATGTATCGAAGCCGATTTGCGCGCTGGCATTCGTGGCCAGCAAAGAGCCAATCGCCGCCAGTCCGAGGATGATTTTATTAAATTTCATGTTCTTTTTGGTTAAAATTTCAGTATCCGTCAATTATTGGTTGCAGGAATCAGCGCTGCGGGTGAACGCCTGAGCATGCCGGACAGCCACGTCGAAATAGTTGTTGAACGTGATGGCGATTTCGTCGCGGTCGGCGCGAGTCCAGTTGTCCACCACCGAAACCACCCCACCGAAGATGCCGATCATCAGGTTTTCAAACACGCCCGCCAAAAGGATGTCGCCGGGGATCTGTTGCGTGGCAATCGCTTTTTGGTCAAGGATGGTGCCGTCCAGTTCGTCACCTTTCCAGATGGCTTCATCGGAATTGCTGACGACTGTTGCGCCAACCAGCGTCTTGGGCAAAACAGCCAGGCGACCTTGGCCAACACTGGTCGTGGCGAAAGCGAGCGGACCAGGCACATTGAATTTCCGAATCAGCGTGCGAAGGCTTACGATCTGCGAATAAGACGGCGTGCCGCCGAAAATGATTTGATTGATGCCGGGCTGATTCAAGATGCCAAGCGGCTGGTCGGCCGCGCCGGAACCGTTGATGCCCATCGCGTCGATGTAACGGGCGCGGACCTGCGCATGATCATTCCAAATCAGCGATTCCACATCGTAAGACGGCTGCAACACTGCGAGCCGGCTGTAATACTGGCGGGAACCGACGCGGTGCGGCTCCATCTTGATCTGACCAAGCACCTGGTCATACGCATTAAGCTGCGCACCTTCCGGCAGCGATTGCGCCACCGTGGACGCTTCCAAGCGCGGGAACACCAGCGGGCCGGTCAAACCGGAAAGAAACGTCGCGCCGAGTTCGGCAAGCGCGATGCGGTTGCGGAGCAAATCAATCCACGGCATGAACTGAGGCGCAACGAGCGCGCCGCCAGTGGCGAAGTCATTCGCCAAGAAATCACGCTTCATGCGACCGCCGGACAGGTCTTTGCGCTGCACGCGTGAACGGGCATTGTGCGGCATGATGAATCCGCCCTGCTCGGTAATGCGCTGGCATCCGGGAATTTCGGCCAACTGGGCGCGAATGCCTTCGTCCGCTTCTTTTTCGGCGCCGTCAAACGGCTTCAAGCCGGTGGAAGCATAGCCGCGCTTTTTGGCCTCCTTGACCATCGAGCGAATGGCCCCAAACAAATCGCAGGCGTTCGCCACTTCATCCGGAGCATTGACCGCTTCGATGAGATTCGGCTCGGCCGAGGAATCGCGCTTCAGATCATCGACCTTGCTGCGGAAAATCTGGCGCACTTCGGCATCCGGCTTGGAATCGTCCATCGCCTGCGCTTCCAGGGCGGCGATGTTGATTTTGTCACGGAGATAAAACGGCTGTTTTTTGCCGTCGCGGGTTTCGCGGCCAACACGATTGCCAAATTCCTTGGTAAACTCGGTGGCGAGGGTGGCAATTTCCGTATTGCGCGCTTTGAAACGGTCGCTGCGCGTTTTGGTTTCGGCCTCGACGGTTTTCCGCTGAATGAAGCCTTTTTCCGCCAAAGCTTTTTGGACGGCAGGCGTTTCCAGACTGTCAATGACGAGTTCCGGTGTCAGGGTCTTGATTTCTTCGGGCATAAATTTTCGAGTTAAAATGTTTGGTGCGGTTTTAGCCGCTTCTGTATTTTTATTTGAGTCAACCGAACGGGATTTTTCCGCGCGCGATTTCGCGCTATCGACGGGCTGATAAGATCCCACCCATTTAACTTCGGTCGCCTCGCCGAGCGTTACCGCTTCATCCTCATATTCAAAAACAACCTCCCAATAGGTTGAATCCATCCAGTTGTAGATGATTGCCATCCATTCGCCCGCATCCTGATCCAAAATAATGTCCTGGACAAAGAATGCGCTGAACACGTCGCCATTCTCGCGCTTGGATTTGAAACGCTTGTCAGAATCTGCCGCTACGGAAACCATTTGGCTTAGTTCGCCAAACGAGACTTCATCCGCGGCATCGCGGGTAAATTTAAAATCGGACTTCTTGGCGGCTTTGCGGGTTTTAATAGCCTCACGTTTCGCGCGAATCTCGGCCTCGCAGCCGCATTCAAAGTTTTCATCGAGCATGGCGCGGTCAAACATATTGCC